GAGCTACGTCAACCGACTCACCAGGGAGCGGGAACGGGCCGAACCCGAAGGGGCTCAGTTCGTAGCTGTCCTCGGGGTTCGTTGGCGGCGTGAAAGCCATTCGTCACCGTTCCCCTGCCTAGATGATCGACCAGTTGCTCGCGCTGTTCTTGTAGAGCGTTACCGCACCGTAAGCCGTCGTGATGTTCAGCGGGGTCGCCCCGTCGAAGGTTCGAGCAGCGTCCACGATGCTGACCATCTGCCCAATCGGGGCGGGGATGGCGTTGGCGAGCCCCAGTTCATCCTTGACGACGACCGTGGTTCCGATGGGGTAGGCCGGGTTGAGGACGATGGTGCGGTCCAGGGTGGCCACGAGCTGTGCCCCGAGGATCAGCTCAGTCGCCAGCGAGGGATACGGGTAGGCGTCAGCCCCGGTGATCGCCCGGTAGGCCGGAGCCACCGTCCCGATGATGGCTCCCGTGACCTGGAGGTCACCGTTCACCCGCAGACGACCGTTCACCGGCACGTCCACGGAGATCAGGTCGCCGTAGGTTCCGGGCGTGAACGTCGCCGTTGCCGGAAGGAAGTCACCGAGGTTGACGTTCACCCCGCTGCCATCGTCCCCGAGGCACACGATGTCGCTGGCCGGGCTGGGGTTGGCGATGAGCGTGATGGTGGCACCATCGTCGGTAGCGATGAAGGCCCTGGCCGTCGCGTTGAACAAGGCGGTGGCTGCCGCGACGTTGGCCTCAGCACCCGTGAAGGTGAAGAACTCCACGCCGTTCGGCGTACCGATGGTGATGACCCCAGCGGTGCCTCCGATCCAGGGGCCAGCAGCCGTCAGACTCGCCGGAGTGCCGTTCGTTCCGGCGAACCAGACCTTGCCGAACCCCGCTGCTCCGAACAGGTCACCAGGAGCGAGCCAGATGTCGCCTGTGCTCCCGGCACCTGCATTGAGGTGCCCACCGCCGTTGATGTGGACATGGCCCGGGTTGTCAACGCTGGCTGGATCTGTGATGCCGCCAGCAGCGATGTAGATGTTCCCGAGCCCACCCGTGTTCGAGTTCTTCCCCGAAAGCGTGCGGAGGTGGATGTGGTAGGGCGACAAAGTCGGAAGTGCCGGGGCTGTCGCGGAGTCCGCACGGATGACGGCAGCCGGGAAGCCCCGGTCGCCACCGTTGACGCCAGTGGTCCAGGCAGCTCGTCCAAGGGCGATGACGGGGCCGACGCCCATCATGTTCGGGTTGAGGTGGATCTCCGAGTGCCCGACCAAGGCCAGAGGGGTAGAGCCCGTTCCACCGATGAGCCCGCCGATGTCGATGACGCCTTCGGTCTGGAGACCACCATCCTTCCGCTCTGCGTCAAGAGCGAACGGGGCCGTGCCTCCGGTGATCTGGACCGCACCACCGTTGGCGATGATGGTCCGCCCGAGCCCGGTGCCCAGCGTCGGCGGGTTGAGGGACGCCAGGCCGCTGTAGGCCGTGTGCAGCGAGTAGAAGGGGCTCCCGACGACGGGGAAGACGCCCAGCAGGATGCGGTCTACGACCTCCTGGAGGTTCCGCTTCTGGAGTTGGTTGTCGGCGTTGATGGTCGTCGGACCACCGGGGCCCAGCAGGGGATCGGAGTGGTTCGGCAGGTAGCCGACCGACTCCCCGTCGAAGATGGGCATGGAGAGGTTCGGCAGGTCGCCCGGAGCGTCCGGCAGGAGGACGTGGGGGGTCGCCCCGCCGAGACGGTTCACGTTGCCGGAGTTGACCAGCACGGTCGAACCAACGGCAGCGGCGGTCTCGAAGGAGATGACGCCGTTGAGCGTCATCCGTTGCACGTCGAGGGTGACATCGCCGGGCTTGCTGCCCGCACCGCCACCGAAGGCGCTCACGTTGATGGAGGGAGTGCCGCCGCCCACTGGACTGGTGGTGGAGTCCTCGAACCGCTGAAGCGAGCCGTACCCGACGTAGGGAGGGGTTCCAACGAGGAGTGAGTCACCCCGGACGTAGCACTCGCAGACCGTGTAGAGGGCCTCGTTCACCACGATGCCCTGGCACGACTCCGCGACGACCTGGCTGTGGATGAGGTTGAGGATGCCCCCGGTCGCGTTGAACCTGACCGCTACCCGGTCAGCCGTGGTCGCATCGGACTGGACGAAGCAGTCCTCCAGCCAGAGGGCCGGGGTGTGAGCCGGGTTGGATACGACACACCGGATGGCCTCGCCCTGGTTGACGGCATCGCCATCCTGCAAGACGGCGCACCCGAAGAGCTTGATCGCACCACCAAGCTGATCGAGGACCGGCAGCGTGGTGTTCGCCGACCCCTGCAACGCCATGTTGAACAGGAAGCACCAGGCGTTCTCAGCGTTCGCCAGCGGGTTGAAACGGTGCGTACCCGTTCCCGCCACGTTCACGGACTGGACCGACACCCCGTAGTTGATGACGTTGCCGAGGCCACCGGAGCTGATGTCGATGTTGGTGAAGGTGATGTCGTCCCCGACCAGGTGGACGAAGGGCACCAGGTTCAGGTCTTCGGCGTACCGACCCTTGCGGATCACGATGTAGTACGGCTCATTCTGACTGGGGGCAGGCTCCCCACGAGCTGCTGCCGCAGAGGCGTAGGCGATGGCCTGGTTGATGGATGAGAAGTCGCCGTGGGCCATCGCCCGCAACTTCATGCCCGTCGCCTCCGGTCGAGCCACTTCCGGCCCGGGGATGGCGATCACGTTGTCGTAGTCGTCCTGGTCCTCGGTGAAGTCCCGACCACGGTTGCTGTCCACGAACAGGATGCGACCGCTGTGGGACACCCGACGCAGCAGCAGAGCGACCCGCTGCATGTTCGCGTTCTGGTCGTTCGCCCACCCCTCGGGGGTCGCGTCTACCGGGATGACGCCGTTCTCGTCCCGTCGTTCGCCAGCCGCGATGAGCTTGAGCGAGCCGAAGAGGGTCAGCACCCTCGCCCGGATGAACTGCGAGTCCTCGGTCGGAAGTCCAGCGTCCACGGTCAGGCGGATGAGGTACGTGCCCTCGAAGTCCACGTTGAACTTCGCGGTCTTGCTTGTGCTGCCCTCTGGGGGCAGCAGGGACGATGCGGAGTCCGTGCCGTCGAACGGGGTGCCAGCAACGGTCGTGCCGGGGGAGTCCGACGCGAACGCGAGGGTCCACGAGTAGGTGGTGCCCGCCTGTACCGAGTTCAGCGTGACCTGGTAGCCCAGCCGGAGATCATCCCGGCTGTTCTGCTGTGTGGAACCTGCGACGACCGCTCCACCGGGAGACTCGTACAGGGTGCTTTCGATTACCGCAGGCATTCGATCCTCCGTTGGAGCACGAGGCCCTCACCTTCCCCCGCCGTATAGGCTGATTCTTGGCAGCTACAGGACGAAGTAGATGGAGGCATCTTCCCCCGCCACCGCATGGGGCTCCTGCACACCTAGACGGTCCACCGTCACCGTGTAGCTCTGGCCCGATGTCGCTTGCTTCATTCGACGTTCGATTCGCAGGAGGCTCGATGCCACCTGTACCCGTGTTCCAGGCCCAGGAGCCTCACCCACGGGGCCTCCGTAGTTGCCCAGCACAGCCTTGAGCCGGTACGTCCCTGCGTTCGGCCCCTCCGTGAAGGTCAGGGTCTCGCCCTTGGCCGCAGCACTCCAGTCCTGAGCCGTGTCCTCGACCACGTTCCCGACCACCGTGGCCGTACCTGAGAGGCCACCAGAGGTCGTGTAGGCCCTCGCGGTAGCGTCCGTGCCTACCGGGAAGGTCAACACGTCCACGACCCGGTAGCGACCGATGTGGCGGCGGTCTGTGGAGGCTCCAGTGCCTTCCGTCCCGCCGACGTGGATGCTGTTCGGGCCGGAGGTGATGACCAGATCCGAACCGGCCTTGAGCTGGGTGAACTCGCGGGTCGAGTCGCTGAACAGCGTGCGGTCGGTCCAGGTGATGCCAGCCGTCCCCGTCAGGTTCTTCGCACCGCAGCAGAAGCGGCGAAAGTCGGCGTAGTAGTAGCTCGACAGGTCCCAGGAGACAGAGCCGTCGAACATGGCTCCGAACGCCTCTGTGAAGAGGTGCCGGTACTCGTAGAGGGTGTGGGCAGGCTTCAAGGCCCGCATGACGATGCGGACGTTCTCAGAAAGGATGAAGGGGTCTTCGGGGAACCGCTGCGTGCCCGTGGTCGGGTCGAGGTAGGAGACGTTGATCTCGAACTCGAACTGGTCGTCCAGGCCCCAGGCCGAGCCAGGCAGCATCTCGTAGATGCCGAGGGCCTTGTTGAAGACCTTCTTCTTGGTGTCCCGGGCCGCGATGACCTTCTCGATGACCGTGAACGTGGCCTCGGAGAGCAGGTCCAGACCACCCTCGACCGTGCTCTTGGTAGCCCCCTGGAGCAGCAGAAGCACCATCCGCTTCAGGAACTCGCGGTAGGTCAGGTCACCCTTGAGCGTGGGGTAGCCATCGCTCGTCGCATCGGGGAAGACCAGGGAGCCGAGGAGCTGAAACAGGAACTCGCCGCGCATGTAGTCGTAGTCGGAGTCGCTGAACGCTTCCTGCGCGGTGATCTGGAAGTCGGCGATGGCCTCTGCGGCTGCCTGGAACTGGACGGTGTAGAACGGCCCCTGCACCTGCGCGACGTAGTTCGACGGGAGCACCTGCATGAAGACAGACATGATGCTGTCCACCTGCTCGCGTCGCGCCTTGATCCGGTCCTGACCCGACCCGCCCACAGGGGCAGGATTCTGCGTCAGCAGAGTCGGGAGCAGACTCGGGGTGGCAGGCTTGTCCGCCATCAGGTCCGCTCGTCGTAGACGAAGTTCAGGTCACCGATGGTCAGGTACTCGATGGGGCCGGGCTCGATGTTCTTGACCCCGGTGTCGCCGTTGACCACGTAGGTCACCGTGTAGTCGTGCAGCTTCGGGCTGTCCGGGATGACCCCACCCGGCACGAAGCTCGCCAGCACCCGGTTCGCCGTCAGCACCCGGCGGATGCGGAGGATCTCGGCGGCCTTCTCGTCCACGTTGGACGGCAGGACGTAGGCAGCCGTGATGGTCACGTCGTCGCTGACCCCCGGGATGTTCAGCCCGTCCCTCCCGATGATGAAGCTGCCACCTGCGGAGCCCCGGAGCGGGAAGCCGTTGACGTTCGGAGCTGTCTCGTGGTGGACGAGCCGTACCTCGTCCTGGAAAACGCCCCGGAACTCCTTGCGGAGCCCACCTGCGTTTGAAGTTGCCGCGTCCAGAGCGTTGACGAGGAGGTAGACGGAGACGGTGGGGGAGGACCAGGCCGTCACCAGCGTCGCATCGGTGTCGGCGTCGGTGGTCACCACCTCGCGGACGATCTGTGCCCCGTCGCCCCGGACCATGAGGGTCAACGGGGTGATGACGTAGCTGACCCCGACGACGGCATCAATCGCGCGAATCACGTCGGACTGCCGGACGGCTGTGCCTAGACCGAAGGTGTTGAACAGCCGGGCCAGGGCAGTACGGACAAGGCCGTCCACCACGTTGGCGTTCGTGTTGGCCAGCAGGACGATGGTGGCGGTGAAGTCCACCGGGACATCGACCGCCCACTTGGCGATGGCGTCCGCCGTGATGTGGGAGTCGTTGTCGATGTTCTCCTGGACGACCCGAACGACCGCGTTGCTCAGGTACTCGATGGTGAAGTTCTCGTCGTGCGAGTAGTCCACCAGCACCGACTGGCCCTCGACGATGCGGCTGCCGTCCGTGAGCTGGAGGCCGAGGGGCACCCGCTCCGTCCCGTCGATAATGGTGAAGTCCCGGATGGCCGTCGAGAGGGGGCCGTTGTACTCGATGGTCCGTTCGGTGTTCCACACCCGGACCGTCAAGAAGTTGGCACCCAGGTTGTTCAGGTACTCGATGCCGTCGAGCATCGTGTGGGCCTCGCCGGGCACCGTGATCGGCGTAGACGAGGGGATGGTGGCCCCGGAGGTCAGAGGCTCCGTGACCTGCACGTAGTCGCCTGCGTCCGTGGAGCGGCCCAGCTCCAGCGGGTCGGACGCCCGGTAGAGGTCGTAGATGCCCTCGACCAGTGCCCCGGTCTGAGCACCCACGAAGCTGGTCACCGAAATGACGGGCTGGCGGGTCATCACGAACTTGTCCGACGTGCGGTAGCGGTAGCTACCCCGGTACTCGTCGTCGAGGTCATGGCTCGTGGGGTCGTTGAGAGCTGCGTCGAGCTGGATCTGGTCGTAGGCGACGTACTGCACGTCGGTCAGGTCGAACACCAGGCTCTTGCTGGCGTTCTCGAAGACCAGATCGATGCTGGGCAGGTCCAGCATCTCGATGAGCGGGTTCTCAGCCGAGAGGGCCGGGTCCACCGCCCGGAAGCGCAGAGTCGCCAGGTCGCCGACCGGCTCGAACTGCTGGGCCTGGCGGGTCTGGAAGCCGAAGGCGAACGAGTCCGTGACCTTGGCCTCGGAGCTGCCCCGCAGGTAGATGTCCACCTTGCCGCCGACGTGGCGGCCCGCGTCGTTGCGGTCCCGCATCATCAAGGCGTGACCGGACTCGATGACGCTCACCTGCTCGACGCCCGGCGTCTTGATGGCGTTGTCCACGTACCCCATGCGGGTACCCGAATCCACGGAGGCGATGACCCGCATGGCTTCGAGAGCGATGTCGCGGTTCGACTGCCTGTCGGTGCCGCCGAACGTCCTGGACTCGTTGGTCACCTGGACGTTCAACGTGTTGTTGGAGATGACCGACACCTGCCCCTCGGACAGGTTGCCCGCAGATCCAGCCGCGTCTGCCTGGATGAAGGCCCTGCCGAAGTAGCGACCCGTGGACGGGTTGAAGTTCCGTCCGGCTCCCGTGGGCGAGATGACAGCAGTGGATGTCGTGCGGAACGTCGTCCCACCACCCAGGCAGATGGTCCCGATGGTCTTGGTGATGGAGGTCGTGGGCCGGTTGGTCACGAAGAAGGTGACCTCGCCTCGGGCTCGCTTGCCGCCGTCCCGGATGACGCCGTAGTTGCTGGCGAGCTTGTCGAAGGCGTTGTCGATGATCGTCTGGACCTGGGCGTCCGATGTCAGGAAGAACGCCTCCCGCAAGGCCGTCTTGTACGACGACTGCGCGACAGGGATCGACGTGCCGGTGAAGCCGGGGTCGTCGATGAGCAGCAGCGTCGGGAAGCTCTGGGCGTTGTGCAGGAAGTCGATGATGAACCGGACACGATCCGCCTCGGTCGTGAAGGGGTCGATGAACGTGTCCCGCAGAGCTGAGCCCGGGTCCACCCGGACCTGCGGCTGGCTCCGGTAGATGGACAGGACGGCTCCCTTGACCATCTGCTGACGGGTGACCTGCGGGAACGAGCCCACGGACGGGGTGATCCGCAGGGGAGCCCCCAGCACCTCCGGGCTGAAGAAGCTCTCGATCTCCTCGCCGTTGATGATGTGGATGGCCGTGGCGACGTAGTAGAGCGGGTCGGCCTCCGGCACCGTCGCCAGATCAGCGTGTGGCAGAGCAGGGAAAGTGCTCTCCAGCGACGCCTGCCGGTCGTGCTCGAAGGTGTACTGCTGGGTCTCCCGCACCGTCTGGATGATCGTGGCGATGCGGAGCTTGCTGGCCGTCTCCGGGACCTCCAGCAGCTCATCGAAGTTGATGCCCAGCACCAGGTCGTCTCTGTCCTCCTGTGTGCCCCGGAACCGGAAGTTCAGTGGGTCAGCCGCGTGGAAGCCCTCGGAGTCGAGCACGATGCTCGCATCGACCGAGAGGGTCGCCAGGGCGTCCGTGGCCTCCACCACCTCGCCGGAGATGACCAGCGAGGGGTTGATGCGGAAGTAGCCCACGTCACCGCCACCCGGCTGAGTGGAGGCGTAGAAGTGGTAGCCCGCGACGTTCGTGTTGGTCAGGCCCTCGACCGTGACCCTGACCGTCGAGTTGAACCGCTCCAAGAAGATGCCGGTCGGTGGGTCAGCCAGGTCGCCGATGTCCGCTTCGAGCGAGAGGTTGGCCTGGAGAATTGCCTCCTGCGTGACCGACCCTGTGGAGAGGATGGCCTTGACCTTGATCTCGTTGCTGCCCGGAAGGAGCTGGAGGCCGTCAGGGAAGGCGGACGGGTTGGGGACCGTGAAGCCGGTACCCTCGAAGGTGATGTAGTCGGGGTCGCTGGTGTACGTCCCGCCTCGCACCGACACCTGCATGTCCACCGTGTCGAGGGGCATGGCCCCGGTGAACACCTGGTTCGGGAGGGTCGTGGAGAGGATGAACTTCTGCCGGAGCGTGCCGTCCGGGCCTCGGAACTCTGGGTATGCAGCCATCACTGGCCTCCGGTCAGCAGGTTGCGGTCATTCTTGAAGAGCTGGCGGGCCTCTGTGGTCCCGAGCCCTGCTGACTTCGCGCCTAGCATCAAGCCGTTGCTCCCCATCAGGGCCACCACCTCGGGCACCGAGAAGACGATGTTGAGGGAGATGGGCTCCCCAGAAGCGTTCTGCACCGTGACCTCGATGAGATAGGTGCTCGCGTCCTGCGTGTGGCGCTTCACGTCCACCGCCAGGACGCTGTAGAGCCGTTCCTTGAACGTGACCTGCTGGTACTTCGCCTGCTCCGTCTGAAGCGACTGGACGCGGCTCAGGGCCTTCCGCACGTCCTCGCTGAGGACCGATGCGACGCCGGACAGAGCCTTGCTGCCGATGCGCTCCCGGATGGTCGTGCCGTACCACGGGAAGAAGGGGTTGGAGCCCCGGTCGGTCAGCAGAATCTTGAGGGCCGCCTGGTAGAGCAAGTCCTCGTTCTGAATGAGCAGCATGTTGCCGCTGGCGTCGAACCGGAAGTCGTTCTCGATGAAGCCCGCCTGGCATCGCAGGCACCGCTGCACCGGGACGGCATAGGTCACCTTGAGCATCGGGTTCAAGCGGAGCGGCTTGCGGAACCGGGGGAAGCGGTTGGTGATGGTGTCGGGCCGGAGGTACAGGTCCCACCCGGGGTAGACCTCCTTGCCGTAGGCCGCCCACTGCCTGCCCGAGAGCGTCGGCTGACCGAAGCCCAGAGCAGAGGCCACCGTGCCTCGCACCTTGACGAAGGCCGAGGGGCCGACCTTGTTGATGTCCACGAAGACCATGTGGCCGTTGTCGTTGCGGACCTCGACGTGCTCCCAGCCAGCGATGGTCGTCCGCCGGACGACCTGATCCGTCGTCAGCCGGATGGTCCCCACCGCCCCGAAGGACAAGGTGGCCGTACCGCCACTGGCCTCGACCGTGAGGGTGTCCTCGTTCTCGATGATGTCGAAGGGGCCAGAGACCGAGCTGGAGAGCACGGCTGCCGAGAGCACGCCCTCGCGGGGGATGGAGAAGTCGTCGTTGACGAGCACACGCACCTGTCCGGCAGACGCCACCGGCTGTCGCGTGTTTAGCGACCGCCTATCGTCTCCAAGGGACACCACCTCTTCCACCGTCAGATGTGGACAGGGGAATGCGAGCTGGAACTCCAGGGACATGAACCTCCTAGGGCCTCACCACTGGCGAGGTATAGGCCCGAAACCGTCAGCCCATGGGGCCTGCGTCGTCCCCGGGCACGTCCTCGTAGGCGAAATAGAGCAGACCGAGGGTGGGACTCGGCTTGAATCCGGTCGGGATGCCGGAGTCATCCACGTCGAACAGGAGCGCGTACATGTCGGCGATGATGACCTGGCAGAGCCGCTTGGTGTCGAACGTCTCGTCGTCCATGGCGGGCAGGTCAACCAACTGCCCGCCGAACGCCTCCATGAGCACTTCATCCCGCTCCACCCGGAGCTGCTCCCAGCAGTCGGAGAGCTTGATGATCTGCCACTCCTTGTTCTGGAGCCGGGCCTTGATCTCCTTGTTCGCCCAGTTGCGGGTGTCGTGCATCACCCGGACGACCGTGGCGTCATCCCAGGAGCCCCGGTCCATCCTGCCGCCCTGCCGGGCAGGCTTGTAGCCAGGGTGGTCGATGTAGCCGCCCTCGTAGGCCTCGTAGCCGGACTTCTGAGGGTTCGTGCTGCCGTCCTTGGGGCCTTCGGGCAGGGGGTTGTCGTAGGCGACTGACTGCGCTCCTGGAGCCCCACCACCGGGGTAGTCCTGTGCCACGGACACGCCACCGTCCGCCGCCGGAGATACCTCTGTGGTGTTCGGGTGGAGGAAGCCGGAGATGTTGAACGGGTTGCCGCCTGTGGCGATGTACGCCTGGACCAGCCGGGCGAGGCTCGTGCCCTCTGGGATGGAGAAGCCGAGGCGTTCTGCCGTCGCCTTGGTGCTGTCGCCCTCCTTGACCTTCCGGTAGTTCATGGTGACGAAGCCGATGCGGGCCATCTCTGCCTGCAACGTGGCGATGCGGGTCACGACATCCCGCCGCTCCCGCAACAGCCATGCAGTCGTCGCCCGGAAGTATCCGACCGGGAAGCTGCCCATCTTGGTGAACGACGGCATGGCAGCTCCTACAGCACGTCGGGTTCATCGGTCGGGGCTGGCCCAGCACCCGGCGGGATCTGCTCGATGCCGATGGCGTCTGGAGCCCCGATCATCGTCATGGCGACGTTGGGGTCTGGATTGGGGGTCGAGCCCTCGTTGTCCTCCCCACCAGCCAGAGCGATGAGGTCGAAGATGAAGGACGGGCCGAAGGGGATCACGAGAGCCAGACCGCCTGCGTAGGACAGGGGGCTGTCCGAGGGCTTGTTCTTGGCCGTCACCAGGTCGGACATCACCCCGTCCGTGCCGTCCGACAACAGCATCAGGCCGCTGAACTCCGGCAGAGCGAAGCTGAAGGACAGGAACGACTGGATCAAGCCGTTGATGCGACCGATGAGCTGCTGTAGCTCCACGATCTGCGCCTGCACGAACTCGATGTACTTGATGATGGCGTCCGCCATCGACTGTGCGGCGGACGCAAGGGACTTCACCCAGTTCTCGACCGCGTTCAGGAACGTCTCCAGCTCCGGGAAGGCATCGAACAGCCGCATGGCAATCCACTCGCCGTCCTCCGGTGCCCGGCTCGATGCCGCCGTAGCCACCCGCAGGGCGATGGCCGCCTGCTGGTAGAGAAGCCCGTCTTCATAGAGCCGGAAGAGGCCCCGCAAGAAAAGGGCTCCGGGCCACGCAGCGACCAAGCTGCCGCTCTTGGTGTACTTCACCAGTTGCGAGGCTCCAGATACGAAGACGGGGGCCTTGTCAGCGGAGCCCACCACCTTCGACTGTGCCTCGACCGCCTGGAAATACTGCCGCCAGTCCTCGGGGACGAGCAGCTTGCCGTCCTTGTCCGTGAACTTGTCGTAGATGCGGACCAGACTCGCTGGCGAGCTGGCCTTGAGCGCACGGACGTTCCCCGGGTCGGACTCCTCGTAGACGATCTCGATGCTGCCGCCGTCCCAGAGCACGAAGTCACTGGCCCGATGCCGCAGCGGCCCCTGCCCCCCATCCACCGGGTCGTAGAACAACGTCTCCACGTCCTGTGCAGCGACACCCATCGACATGACATTCGGGGCGATGCCGAACTCGGACATCCCGGCCACGGGATTCTTCGGGTCCAGCGCCTTGAACATCGGAGGTGGCTCCGTGTCCAGCGCCTCGACAGCCGACACGTACTGACGACCCCCTGCGGCGTCGTCCGAGTCGAGCAGGGCATCCCACGAGAGCGTCCGCAGCTCCGTGGTCGCATCGACGATGATCTTCTCGACATCGGGCATCGGGCCGGTCTGCTCGTAGATGTCCTGTGCCATCTGGCGGACCTTCTGGAACAGCACCGTCCGCCACGCCTGGGGCGACTGGTTCGGCTTCTCCAGCGTCTTGGTGTTCGGGTACATCAGGCTGACGAGGTGCCTGGAGTCCTCCAGACCCGTCGCTGTCAGAGCGAAGCCCTGCCCGGCCCACTTGCCGTCGCGGTAGCCCTGTGCGGTGGCCTCCGGCTTCGAGCCCACCAGCTCGTCCAGCAACGGCAAGTCCGACCGGCTCAAGACCAGCACCATCAGGGCGGTCTCCAGGGCGTGCAGGTACTCGTTCGTGTTGGCGTTGACGAAGGTGATCTTGCGAGGGCCGGAGGGCATCCCGATGCCGGAGGGGCCGCACTTGAGGCCGACGACGAAGGGCTGCCCGGAAGTGGTGGCGTTGTTCTTGGCCTGCTGTGCCTCGAAGTTCCACTGCGGAATCCGGGTCGCCTCGGCGACCTCCTTGCCCGTCGCCCAGACGCGGACGTAGTAGTTGGCCGCCGTGCCGTCATCCACCAGGTCGAACGTCCCGTCCGACTGCTTCTCAAAGCGAGCTGCACGGGGCATGTCGTCAAGGTGGAATACCGCGCTGTACTCCCCCGCGAACCACTGAGCGAGAGCCACCCCCGCCCCCACCAGGAAGGTCCGCTGGAGATAGAAGTCCTTGCCCTTGCCGTCAAGGGCCGTCCCCAGAGCATCAGCCTGACCGAGCAGCTCCAACGGGATGATCTCGTTCGAGGCTGGGTCGAGCATCCCAAAGACCTGACAGCTCCCGTCCTCGGGGATGCCGTCGTCCATGTGCTCGTTGTAGCCGAAGCCCGAATCCTGGAAGGCCAGCATCTCTGCCCCACCGTGGAGCACCAGGGGCGTCCCGTTCAAGTCGAGAACGGAGCCGGACTCGCGGGGCTGGGCCAGCTTGTCGGGGTCACCACCAGCCGGTTTCTTGTCGGTGTTCGCCTTCGGTCGGGCGTACTTGAGGGCGATGCCGTTCGGCAGCGTCGATACGGTGACGATGTAGCCAGAGGGGCCGATGACCGGGAAGGGGTTCAGCGGATGCTTCTGCGACGCGGGCTGCGTAGTCCAGGTCACACGACACCGGGCTGGAGGGGAACCACCGTCCGCCGTGAGAGCCTGCTTGAGCGCCCCGAACTGGAAGGCTGTCGTGACCCCCACGGTGTCGGGGCCGTACAGGGTCTCCTGGATGGTCGGCACCGGGAGGCCGGAGGTGTCCGGGAAGAAGCTCAACCCGAACATCTTGATGATGGTGGTGATGAAGTTGACGAGCCGCTCGAACTCGCTGGGATCCACGGACAGGTAGCCGAAGAACCCCAGCACCTTCATCTTGCTGGAGAAGTCAGGCCGCGTCGGGTCGGTTCGGTCCGACAGGCGGGCGATCATCCGCCGCTCGTACTCGCTGAAGCCGCCTCGCAGATCCTCTGGCGGCCAGCCGAGCAAGGCCCAGTCCCCGGTGATGTAGAGGCCGATCTCCCGCAGGTCGGTCAGGATGGCCACGATCTCGTCGATGATGGCCTCGATGAGGATGACCATCGGGTCGATGTAGCCCTTGATGAAGGCCTTCACGAACTCCAACGCCTGGTTGACGATCTCCAGGACGCTGATGAGCAGCTCCGCGAAGTCGTTGATGGCATCCCGCACGTCCCCAAGGAAGTCGGGGATGGTGAGGCTGAGAGTCCCCCACTGGCCGGTTCTGTCATCGACGGGCATCAGCTACCCCCGCCGTAGCGCAACCGGGCGAGCTGCTCTTCCAACGACCGCACCTTGCCCTGCTTCTCGTTCACTACGCCCTGAAGGAGAGCCGTGACCTTCTGGAGATCCGCCGCCAAACTGAGAGCGAACTTCGGCGTCTGCGGGCCGTGGCCGCCCATCGCACCCCAGGCGCTCGGGTCAATGCCCGCTGCCTTGAGTCGCTCGGTCACCTGCTCCTCGGTCAGCCCTTCGCTCATTCCGTCACCTCTCCGGCCGTGCTCTCCAGCAGCATCGCCCGTTCGCGTTCCTCCAACCTCGACGGCAAGGCCGCGTCGAAGGCTGCGATTCGAGCCAGCGTCCCGATGTACCTGTGCGTCCGGTAGGCCAGCCAGGTGTATCGGATGTCCCGGAGTCGATCTCGCACGTCGAGCACCAGGTTGATGTGGTCGGTCAACACCGGCCTGACCTCTGACCCACCCACTGTCACGTCCGTATAGGCCGTGTAGGGGCCGCCCACGCCGTCGAAGGGCACCCCGCCCGTCGCCTCGCGCATCCCGAACGGGTTGTTCGGGTCGGGCTCGCGGAGGTCCAGCTTCGTGTCGTGAATCCAGAAGCGACGATCCAGGATGGACAGGCAGTCGTTGGTGTTCACGAACGGCGAGCGGCTGGTCTCGCCCACGATGGTCGTGACCAGGCGGTTCGGGAAGAGCCCCCGCCCGGAGTCCGGGTCCGCCGGGTCACCAAGGTCTTCGACGTGATCCGCGTTCTGCCACGTCCAGTAGAAGCCGCCCTTGGTCCCCTTGGTCGCGCTGCGGAACAGCTCGATGAGCGAGAGCATCCGCTCCCGCAGCATCAGCACCGTGTCTACGACCTCCGTGCTGAAGAGCGAGCTGGGCCGGATGATGCGGTAGCTGAAGGGCCTCATCGAGTGCTTGTCCTCGACGGGCACCCCACTGGTGAAGGTCCCACCCACAGCCTTGCGGGTCGGCCGCAAGTCGTTCTGACCCTCGGCACCATCCGTCGAGAGCACCGAGCTGCTGACGGTCGGGTAGATGGCGTACACGAGATTCGTTCGGGCCGCCGCCATCAGCACGTCGCCACCCAGCGTCCCCGCGAACAGGTGGATGGGGTCGATGCCGAGTTCCCCGGCTTCTACCGTGCCCACCCGGTAGAAGCCCCGGTTGTCGTCCAGGCTGGATGCCGGACCTGCATCGAACGCACCCGCTGGCGTGCGGGTCGGGACGCTTCGGTCACCCAGCGGACGGGCACCCCGCTCGTCCACAACCGGCAGGGTGCCCATCGGGTCGATGATCACGATGTCGTCCGCCCGGACGCCCAGAGCCGTGAAGTCCACGCCACCCGGAGTCGTCGAGCAGCTTGTTGCTCACGTCGGCCCACGCACTGCCACCAGCCGTCTCCGGGACGTAGCCGCCCACCCAGTTC